TGATGCTATACCCGCTACAAAATTTTCCGAGTTTAATATACGCAGTTGATCAGTTATAATAGCTGACATTTTATCAATACTTTTTGTTTTTATTTATGTTATGTAAAGGACTCTTTTAAATCCCTAGTTCTAATGATCACAGGGCCAGTAACGATTCCTGTAATACCATCATCATTAATAGCGGTAAATGCACTATCACCTTTCTTAACAAAGTCATGCAAACGACCCCAAGAGAATCTACCGAAGAATCCACTTCCAATACCAATACCCTCAGTTGAACTGACACTTACTGTGACTCTTCTTAAAGTTGTATTAATACCAACAGTTGATCCAATACCATATGCATCACCAGTTATGTTTTTAGCACTATGCACCTTGTATATATTATCTATAAAGGATGTACCAATACCAACTGGAGAAGTTCCAACCGCATTTTCATAAGAAGTTAAACCATTACCTACATTAGTATCAAATACAGTGAAATAATATCCTGATTGAATACCACTTACAGTCACAGCAGATCCCATAACTGATGCATCACGAAGAACTGAATCTTTTGGAATGAATAAATCCAACTGCAATGCTGTTCCGATTCCAGCAACAGTAGATGTTCCAATTCCAACTATTTCACCAAAATCACCATCATACTTAATACTGGTTAAAGTATCTTGAGTCACGGCTTCTGGTTCAACCAACACTAATGGTGGATTAGTATTAGTGTATCCAAATCCAACATATGAAACTGTAATTGCAGATATTGTTCCAACACCAGAAACAGTTGCAACCGCAGTTGCATTTCCAGATGTTGTTCCGATACCAGCAGTGATTGTTCCAATACCAGCTGTTACACCAATTGAAACTTGTGGTGCAACTGTGTATCCTGATCCACCATCTGATATTACAACTGTTGAAATTCCACCAGTTCCAGAAACTACTGCGGTTGCAGCAACTCCAGTTTTAGTCGTGCGATCAAGAATCAATACACTTTGTTTAGTTTCAACAATACCATCAACTTTATTAAACAATGGAACTGATGTATCCACAAACATTTCAGTGGATCCAGCAGACACGCTCTTAATAAGGTATGCAGTTGGTCGAATATTAGGTTCTAATTCAACTCTATCCTTACCAATTCCAATATTATTTACGAATACATCTTGTGTTTGTTTCCTCCAAGTAACTGGTCTTTCGAGAGTTCTTACAGTTGTGATTCCAGCATCGATGTAAGTATTTGTAGTTACTGTGTCAGATGTTGTAATTCCTGTAACTGTTCTTGGTTCTTGTTGGAATACATCATCTAAACCAACATCAGGATATTTATTAATTGTTAAACTATCACCAGTCTTAACTGTTTCTAGAATATCAACTTCAAGCACATCATCATCAGATGCACGATAATAGTAAATTCTTAATTTATCATCAGCTTTTGGCGCTTCAGAGAATGTAATTTGAGATCCACCACTATAAACGTAACTTTCAAATGGGACTTGAAGAATATCATTTAAGAATATTAAAGTGTTATCCTCTACACGAATTGGAGATCCTTTTGCAGCTCTTATGGTGATTGGTGTTTCAACTGCACCAATTGTTTTTGTAATCGGGAATGTTCTTCTAGTGCCGTCAAATAAATCTTCAAATGTATTTAATTTTTCTAATTCACCAAATGTAAATCCAGCAAAACTATCATTGAATACATCTAAAACAGTTAATTCAAAATCTTTAACAACTTTATTAGCATCAGTTAGAATACCAGCTCGACCACCCTCTTCTATCTTAAGAACATCATTAATCTTATAATTATATCCAAAGTTTGTGATCTGGAAACTAATTACACTTGATGCAGTACCAACACGAACGGACACTGATGCACCAATACCTGTGGTACTACCCACCAATCTCATATTTTCATAATTAAGTGGTCTATCAAATTCTAGAGTTGGAGGAGTTGCGGAACTAAATCCAGAACCACCACCATTTGTAATAGTGACAGATGTAACCAAACCAGCAGACACATTTGCTGTACCAATTGTAACGATACCAGAACTTCCACGAGCTCTAACGAGAATATTAGTTTGTAATCCAACTCGATAACCAGATCCACTATTTCCAATCGACACAGACTCAACAGTTCCAGCAGCAGATACGATTGCAGTTCCACCAGCTGCAACTAAAGGTTGATATCCAAATGATGATGTTTCACCAACTGAAACAATAATACCACCTCTAGGAACTGATGATACATTTACGTCATAGTTATTTGTAACTCCAACACCTGTGAAACTTACAGATGTAATACCAGCAGTTTCAACAATATTATAATCATCGTTTGGATTCTGGAATATTTCGTTTAGAAGTAAAACACCTGTATTTGTTGCAAATCCAGTAACATTTGAACCACCAGATTTAAGAATGAAGTTTGTTGCGATTCCTGTAAATTGATTCTCAAAAGTATCAAATACAAAATTATTTACATATGCTTCTTGAGAACCGCCAGGAACTCCAGTGTGAGTAAATACACGACCAACAAATGTTGATGTAGTGGTTAAACCAGCAGGGCCCTTTGATCCTTTAGGTGGATCTGTAAAGTTAATAGTATCTTCAACAATCTGATAGTTACCTAAGAACTTAGTAACAGTATCGCCAGCACTGTGATTTGCTATTGCAGAGTTAAGTCTTCCTCTCTTCACAAGAATTTGATTTGTAGATCCAATACCCACAGTATCAACTTGCATAAATTCATTATTAACTTTAATTACATCACCTGAGAAGATTGATGATATACCTGTCAATGTAACAAAATCGGTAGTTACTAACGCATCAAATGATAATTTAGTATTAATAGGAGATTGTATAACTGGACTTTGAATATTATTATCAAGAGAAATCAACGCCTTTGAGTTAAGATTCTGAGAAGTAAATGAATGAGTCGTTCCAACACCAACTGCTGTTACATCAATAACTTTTGGAACAGCTTGAAGTGCCTCAGCAGCAGTTCTAGCAACCTTAAATTTATTTTCTGCAATCTTAACAGCGAAGACTGTAGATGGTAATTTACTGGTTACACCAATTCCACTAATTGCTGTTGCTGCAATACCAACACTCATTGTTGTACCAGCACCTGTTGGTGTATAAGTTAATTCTTCACCAGTCTGGAAGAAGTGATTATTAACAACAAATGTGTCGTTTGTGACATCAACAACTGCAGCATCAGATGAATCAAATGTTTTATGGAAGATTGAATCACCAGTGTGTTTTAAATCAAATGAGAACTTAACATCATTTTCAGTTCCAGTATATGAACCCTCAGCAGATTTCAATCTAGAATCTGTAAATGTAACTAAACCAACACCACCAGTTCCAGATTCATTGAAGTTGTACTGGAATACTTTAGTTGTGATTGCTTTATTTGCTGGAGGAGTTAAACGAAGTTCAATATCACCACCAGTTGCAGATGAATATCCAACACCAACAGTTCCGATACCACTTCCATTGAAGTTATCCATATAACCAAACTCTACAAATTGTGGAGTAATGGTATCATGAATTGCGGTTACTTGAGTAACTGCATATTGATCGTCTGTTGTATTATGAATTTCAATAAGTGCATCAAAAGCAGTATATGTACCAGAGTTGATTCCACTAATTCGAGTTTGTTGTGGAGTTCCTGTTGCTGCAATATTTGTTGTTGTAGTTAATACCTCTGTTAGTGATATGGTTGTACTTCCAATTCCAGTTGCAGTTCCTCCGATAGCTACCTGATGAACTCTCATGGTAACACCAACACCAGTTGTAGGTGTGAAATATACACTTGTAATTCCAGATCTTACATCTGCACCAAATGTTCCAAGTCCTACATTTGGAGAGTTACTTGCAGTTATATTCTCATTGATCATTTGTGCATAATCTAAGAGATAAACCTCTTCACTATCATTTAATACAACTAACTCGTTTAGTTGAGTTCTCTGATCTCCACCAAGTTCTTGTGTTTGAATGAATAGTTTGGAGGTTGTAATCGCAGTGGTTCCAAATCCCACAACTTGAACTGGAGATGGATCTGTAGATCCAATACCAGATGAGGTAGAAATGATGTCATATCCTGTACCAAGTGATAAGGTGCTAATGCCAGTTTGTGTATTTTTAAACGTTTCAACCGCAAATAATCTTAATGCGTAGTTATTAAATCTAGATTTAGCTGGTAAGAATCTTAAATTTCCAGTTGAACCTGTAACACTAAAGTCAAAATCACCAAGATCAATCTCTGTTTCAACACGACCAAATGGCATCATGTATCCAAGAGATCCATCATGAAGTAAGTTAATTTGAATAATCTCTTTCTCTCCTGAGAATCGAGTATCAAACACCATGACATAAAACTTAATTCCATCAATATCATCTAGGTCAATAGCAAATACATCAGAGAATGCAGTTGCACGAGGTAGATCATTAAACTGAGAACTTACACTATCAATTGAGATTGCTCTGTTTGTTCTTGATTCAATGTAATCAGTTAAAATTTTATTACCAAAATTAATCTCATCAGATAAGAATACTCCAGCAATATTTTTAGAATTTTCTGTTACCAAATCAAAGTCATATGAATTATGAAGAGATTCTTTTTCACTTACTAAATCAGCAACGACTACAACAGGAGAAGATGAAACTCCAACAGATGCGTTACTTCTATTTTTATCGTCAGTTGATGCAGTTGATACAATACTTACATCTGCAAAGTTTCTAAATCCAACAACATGACCAAGACTATTAACTGGATCTTTCCATGTATCATATGAAACTGGACTTCCTAATGAATATGAGAATGTTTGATAATAATCATTATCTGCTAATTTTTGTAGTTCAGTACTTAATTTTCCAGTTTCTTTACGGAAACCACTTCTAAATTCAGAATCAGAATCAATGTTAAAGACTGAATTAAATTTAGTTGTTTGTTCAATTAGTGCAATTGATTTAGAAGATGTACCATTGATTGACTCTCCAACCTCAAATGTATCATTTGATAAAACTTTTAGATATTTGTTATTTTCATTCCATGCAACAACTGTTCCAACTTTATCCCCTGTGCTAACAGTTTCCCCAACACTAAATTGATTTGTTTCCACATCAATATTAAATGCAGCAAGATTTTCAAATGGTATTGCTTGTCCAGATGATGAAGGGCCACTGAATATGCCTGGGCTTGTAACAGATCTATCTAAATTATATGATACAGTTGCATTTCCTCCGCCTGGGTTGGTATTTACACCAGTAATTGTAAATGATTCATAATTGTAATCAGATGAATTATATCCACTTCCTGTAGATCCGATACCAATATTTTCAACATAAACCTTTTTACCTAATTCAAATGGATATGTTGCAGAGGTATATGTTCCTTCAAGAGTTAGAGTTACAAGATTTGTACCACTAGTAAATGATAGATCTTTAACCTTAATACCATTATTATTGTTTGTTGGTACAATTCTTGGATTAGTATCATATAAAGAGTTTGTATTTCTTAAAATTCTAACCTCTGATACAGAAGTTCCTTGTAAATCAGATTCAGTTATAACTTCATCTTTAACTAATCCAGTAACACGATCAATCACTACAATGTTTGGTGGTTGAACATAATTCTTACCACCAGAACTAATTCCAATATTTGATATTTTAGATAAACGATCTAATCTTAAGATTTGAGGTAATTGAACAGATGGTTGAATTGTCTTATCTGCTGAATAGTCAAATCCAATATTTTTAATTGTATATCTTCTTAATTTACCAGTTTCATTACTATTCAATCTAACGACACCGCCAACTCCAAGAGTTGATCCAATTGAAGTTACAACAGGAATGTTTAGATAATTCTTTCCTTTTGATATGATTCTAATATCATTAATTGAACCAATTGCAGTTAATGAAGGTGTATTATATTTTAAAACGGTTGCTTCATTCTTTGTATATCCATCTTTTTCTGGTTGAGATGACATAACAAATGAGAATGTGGTACTTCCAATTCCTGTAATTACATAAGAACCATTATATCCACTATCTGATATTTTTAAACTTGAATAGTTAATGACATCAGTATCAACAATTGGATCTCTCTTAAATGGAGCATTAATATTCAAATTAACTGGTGTTAATTTATAGAATAGATCACTTGGAGCATTTTGGGTTACAGATAAATCAACTCTTGCACTTGTTGAAACTCCAACTGTACCAACTCCTACGACTTGGAAACCACCATCTTCATCGTTGTTAAAATATGGATTAGTAAAGTTTGTATCTCTGAATATCTCAAAATCAAATATGTGTCTTCGTTTTCCAGATATAACTTGTGTCAAAGATGTATCAGATACAGCAAACCCAACTTTATATCCACGAACTAATTCAATTGGTGGATTAATTAAAGCAATAGTATGTCCTGATCCTGTTGATGTAAATGATATAGCATCAGGTATCAGTTTATTGGATTTGAATGCACTCTCAGACAATCTAAATGTATCGTTATCAATTCTGATCACAAAATAAGTAGAGTTGCTCTTCAAAGGATTGATTGTATTTGCAGACTTATAAAGAACTTTATCTCCAGTCTTAAATCCATGATTTACAAATGTAATTGTATTTGATGTTGTACTAACGGCAGACGCACCAAAAGTAATTGGATTCACAAAAGTTCTTCGAGTTGTATCATCAAATTGAATATCAACTGAGGTTGTAATGCCTGGCGTTACAGATAGATTAACTCTATCATTCGCTTGTAACTTATGAGCTTCTTTACAAACAACAGTTCCAACTACTTTTTCTGCAAAACCAGTAATTTCAGTTCTTTGTGGTGTGAAACTATGAATCTTTCCAGTTCCATGACTCTTAAAGAACAACTGATACGCAGTTGAACCAATACCAGCAATTGATCCAGTTGATCCAATACCTAATGGGTTTGTAGATATACCAAGTAAGTCTCTACCACCATTAATTGCAAATACTGGAGAATTATTTGTTAAACTGAATGTTTGGCCTATTCCATTTGATACTTGTATTGTGGTATCACCATTACTTGAATATAGTAGTTTTTCACCAGTTTTAAATCCATGATCCTGTAAGAATATATTCTGACTTGGAATAAATCTCTCAGTGGATCCTCCACCAACTACTTTGAATGAATATCTAACTGTTGAACCAATACCAACACCAGCTGATTCTCCTAAAGCAACACTTTCAATTGGATTAAAGTAATATGGAATATTAACTCTTGTTTGTATATCAGTATTAATACCTAAATTAAATGTGATTGTACGATTTAAGTTAGTTACTACGGAAGCACTGGTGTGTGCAATACCAACTGTTGATGGAATATATCCTATTCTATTATCAAATTGTCTCTTTACACGAATATTATCATTAACGTTATCAATGTTTAGAACTAACATTCTTTCAGTTCCAATGCCTAGAACATCATTTGGTGCAATACCATTTTGAGATAAATCACCAGTTACTGAAATTGTAGTAACAATACCAGTTGTGCCTGTTGTTCCAATACCTGTATTTAATTGTAAGAATGAAGTATTGAATCCAATTTGATGTCTTCCATCTAATTTTCTTAATGAATCTGTGGAGAGTCCAGAGATAGTAACAATATCACCAACAACTAAATCATGTGGTTGAGATGAAAGTCCTGTTACTTGACCATTCGAGTTATTATATGTAAATACTAAATTTTCAATCTTAACAACAGTTGAAGCAATTGATATAATTTCTTGACCTTCAACTTTTGATATTTCACCTGAGAATCCATTTCCTTTATCTAAACTTAAGACACGAAGATCATCCTTAACCTGATATCCAGATCCAGCACTTAGTAATTCAAATTGATTAATTCGACCAGCAGATGCATAATTAACTTCTATTTCTTGATCAACTAATTTGCGACTATCATGTATTCCTTCATAATCTGCACCAGATCCTTCAAGTTTATATGGATTTGTATTTCTTTTTAATCCAAGAGTGTTTAAATTTAAGTTTTGATTATTTGTTTCAATAAAGTTAAACTCATCTGGTTTTGCTGCATAATTTTTACCAATTAAATATGGAAAAACTGGAGCTCTAAAATTCTTGAAAGTTCCACTTGTTTCATTTTCACTTGGATTAATTGTTGCGAAATAAGCATAAGTTCCTTTTGGATAATCTGGAGTGATACAATATCTACCATTATTTTCATCCAAATCACCATTTCCAAGATATTCAAAATCATCAGTAAAGAAACCAAGTGGGAAAGTAGATATTGGAGGGCCACCATCTCTATTTGTTTTAAGAGAATAACCAGATCTCATGATTTTGACAGAACCACCATCCTTACGTTCATATCCATAAGGGCCGTAAATTGGATTACCATCATACGCCCATCCAATAATCGGTGAGTGATTTAAAGATGCTTGTTCTGCATTGTTTAATAGGTTTAGGTCATTAGATGTATAATCAATTGTTCCATCACTATTTTTTTGTTTAAGTATCTTTCTTAGACCTCTAGGTGCATAGAATGATGTAAATTTAATTCCTTCATCATTATCACCTCTAGATAAGAATCCATCATCACCATAGAATATATCTTCATATCTTTTAACGTTATTAACTGACCAAGACCTAACTTTTGGTAAAAATATTGCACCAGTGCCAGGAATTACCTCTTGAACAACAACTGAAGCAGTTGAATATCCAACACCACCATTATCAACTGTGACTGAATCAACTCTTCCATTACTAATTGATGAAATAATTTTTGCACCAATACCATCACCAAGAATCTCTAAATCAGGAGCAGATGTATATTCTGCACCAGAACGAGTTACAATTACAGATTGTATTTTTCCATTTGTAACAATCGCTTTATATTCTGAAGATGATCCAGAAGAAACTCGAACTGTTGGCGGAATACTAAAGTTGAACGTTGTATCATTACCATAGCCAAGGCCAGGATTAGTGATGTCGATAGATGTTAAAGATCCTCTAACGATTGGATTAACTCTTGCATGATAATTTTCTGGATGTGTTGTATTAATACCAATTATACCTTTTACATTTACAGAAATTGGTGGATAGTTAAACACATGATCACCAGAACCAACTGATGTCATTCCAACAAATTGTTTTGAAATATAATTAACGTTTGATAAAGTTGAACCAATACCAGCAGATGCAAGACGGAATCTGTCATCATTTATTTTTAAAACATAATAATCTTGATCAGTATCTAAACCACCAATCTTAACTTGATTGTTTGAGTAACGAATTAATTCACCATCCTCAAATCCATGATTTTTAAACTCAAGGAAATCAGAATATGTATTAATACCAACTGTCGGAATTAGTCTTCTTTTATTTTCATATCCTTCGCCAGGACTTTCAACAATAATTTGTCCTAAAACTTGTTTTTTGTTTAAACTTTGAAATCTTTGTGATCCATCAGCAAAACCAGTGAGATTGATGAGATTGGATTTGGTGAGTGCATCATTCTTATTATTTGCAAGTTTGATGGTTGTGTTATTAACTTTAGATACAAAATAGACTGATTCATCAACAAGTCTTTGATCTGGAGTTGATTGAATATCAGTTGTATCATTACCAGCACTTGCAATACCAATTGCACCAGTATTGAATGTTTTATAGACTACAGCTTCCCCATCACGAAATTTATGGAATGTTCCAAAACCAATTGTATCATCTGAAATATTAATAACATTACCTGTAGATGATGCATCAAAATCAATAAAGTGATCGACTTGTTTTAGTCTTGATCTTGCGATTGCATTTTGACCATTACCACCACTAATCTCAACCACAGGTGGTTCAACATAGTCAAAGCCTGGATCTACAATATCAATTCTTTCAAATTGTCCTTTAACGTTTGCTGTTGCACTTACACCAGCACCTGTTAAACTTTCAATGGACACTGTTGGTGGTGTGATGACATCATATTGTGATCCACCTTCCAACACATCTATTGATTCAACACCACCAAATTGTATAACATCACCTGACTTATAGTTTGATATCTCTACACCATTTACGAACATGCCAGTGGTGCCTGGCGCTGTCTCACGAGACTCTCCATCAAAGAGTGGATTGAGAGATATTCTCTTCAATAATTTTTGATGATCCAGTTTTTTGTTTGCTAAATCAGGAACGGAGATTTTAAATGTTCCATCACCTGTTGCATCTACAAAATCACCATTAACTAGATCTGGTAGAGAGTTTGCAAGACGAATATTGTTAGAGTCAATACGACTTACATAATAATTTTTACCATCAATAAGTGATCCTAAGAATCCACTAATCACATTATATGTGACAACTTCTCCAGAATAGAATCCATGATCCGCTGCACCCTCAGTAACCTGTATCAACTGTATAACGTCGCCTCCAGTGGCGCCAGTCCATGTTACAGAACGATCTGGTGCAACGATGGGTTCATTACCTAAACTTGGTATCGATGGTGAGGTAACGTATGCATGAGGATGTGGAGGTAATGCATTAGCATCATCAGACTGATGATCATATACATTTTGAACATCTGTTGTATATTTTGTGATATTATCATGAAGAGAACTATTTCCTCTCTTTAATCTTCTACGAATAAACGCAATATTTGATTCACCAACGCCAGGCAAATCACCTAAGATAAAAACTGAACCGCTGATGACACTTAAAACACGACCAACTCCAATTAAAGCTGATTGTGCATCTAAAACTTCAACTGTATCTTCTTCCAAGAATCCATGATCAGAAAGAAGTTCAATATTAAAACTACTGCTTGATTGTCTTGCAATATTGTTTGGAGTAAATTTTACAGCTGTATTATAAACCCACGATCCAAAGTTTGAATCTTCAGAACTTTTATTAATACCAAATGAACCAACTTTAACTTTATCTCCTTTGTTAAAGTAAAAAGTATCATCAGGTATTGGGAAATCTTTTAGAACACCAGTAATTAAAACTTCAATCTTCTTACTATTATTTGCAAATGAATATCCATATGCAACATTATTAAATCTAACATCATCACCAACACTCAAAACATCAACAGCTGTATCTACTCCAACAAATTGATTTGATGTTTTACTTGTATATGTAACAACGCCAGCAACACTTGCAGTTGGTAGTGATAAAGAACCACTTGTAGGGAATCCAACTGTTGTATCAACTGTCATTACAGTTGAACCGATTGATACTACGTCAGTAACACGAGTTCTGCCTGGAATTACAAAGTCACCGTCAATTGAATCTTGTGATACAGTAACCTGATAATAATGTTCTCCACCATATAAAAAGTCTTTAACATCTGATATCGCACCAGAAGCACCTCGAATATTTTTATCATCATCGTCAGCATCTTGAAAGAGAGTTGATCCTTTTAAATTACGAGGATCACCTGTGATTGCTTTAACAACAAAATCTTGACCAAAACCATAATCTGCATCAGATGGTTTAATTAAAAACTCTGATGGTTTAATAATATTAACTTCTTCACCATATAATGCTCTGAATAAAATTTTATATGACTCTTCTGTTCCTTTTGTACGATAAAAGTCTTTAACTTGACGAATAAATTTAACCTGATCTAAATCACTATCAAACTTACGATTTTCAAATCCACTCGCATAGGTTGTTTTAATTTTATTAAAAAACTCACGAATAAAAAGATTTGATAAATTATGAACTTTACTTCCACCAGTATGTGCAGCACCAACAGATGTCTTAAATTCAACAAGGTCTGGTCTGGTAGGTTGATCTAAATTAGTTACACCACTAAATCCACGAATACATCCTGTAAATGATGTAGTGCCAATACCAGTATAAGTAATGACTTCATCATCAATTTTAATTAATCCATACTTATTTGGATAACCTTTTGTACTATCAACAAAAATTGTTTCAGAAAATGACTGAGTATCTGTTGATAACCCAGTAAATTCAGTCAGTGCAGCACCGACATAAGTTTGTAATTTTGTATATCGATCTAAATTTTCAGCAATGTTTATTGATCCACCCTGATATTCTTGGGAGATATAGTATTGCTTCATGAAATCCACAAAAAGCGGACTTTCTGCTTGCACAAACTCAGGTAACTGATTCTCAATTACCTGATTGATTTCGACTCTTTGTATTGATGTATCAATCATTAATATCCGCCGCCAGAGCTAGATCCACCGCCGCCGCCACTAGAAGTTGTGGATGTGCTGCTTGTGGTTGTACTTGTTGAAGTTGCGTATGTGCCACCAGTTGTAGTAGTTGTAGAAGTTCCAGTTGCTGATGATGGAAGTAACGTAGTGTTAGTCGAAACTGGAGAATTTGACTTTCGAGTGAAAGTTGGAGTATAATAACTGTGAATATGAGGGAATCTTGATCCAGATGTATTCTCACCAGATGAAATTAAGTCTTGAACCATATTAATCGTTGTATTCGACATATCAAATTTCACATATAAATCTCGAAGACCAACAACATCATTTGAATGAGGAATTGCTTGAATTTCGATTACGTCATTTGCAATCACTGTTGATGTTATATTACAAGTATCTATAAGAACTTCACCGATCAAATATTTAACTGTTCCAGCATTTTTCTTGATAATATTTGGAGTTCCACCTTCTGTATATGTAAAGAAGAACATACGACCTGTTTCACGATCTACAACCTCATCGGCCATATATACAGTTCCTGTTACACCCTCAATTGTAAATCCAGTTGAGACAACGTTGTAAGCAGACTCTTGACTATGAATATGATTACCATAACAAACTTCATACTGTGCAAATTGACCCAGAACTGCTTTTAAATTACGTCGAATTGTAACAAGAGTGATATTTGATGTAATTGCTGAATCTACACTGTCAATTAATGACACTGCTTTACTGTATTTGAACCTACCACCAAATTTATTGATGTCAATTGATCTTGAATACTGAGTTAAAGCATTTGAAACACCAGTTTTAAGATTTTCCTGATCATCATTTAAACTTGGGTTATAATATGGATTAACTTGCAACTCAACATACAAGTATTTGAGATCAATGAATTCTGGCACAATACCAGCAACAGCATAACTCTTTAATTTTTGAACTAACTCTCTTTTTGTCTCATCTGATAGAAAATCACCATTTCGAGGTTTAACTGAAATAAAGACTTTACCAAAACGAGGTGGAGACATCTCTTCACCACCAAATGCTGTTACAGATTCAACGTTTGGATAAATGAAACCTAAAACTGACTCATAATCGGATGAAGTGACCGCACGATACTGAGAAGAGTAGATTCGAGGTGCAAAATACTTAATTGAAGAGATTGATTCAATCTCATCACCATCTCTTGACTTTTCTTCGGTTGAAACAAGACCAATTAGATCTGGATTAATCGATCCACCATCTTGATTTGTAACATTTCCAACAAAACTAAACTCTGAAGCACCATTTCCGTCTCTTCCATCACTTATAATGTATGAAACTTCAACTACGTTACCATTTGATAACTTTTTAGCGATTACATTGTCACCAAAAATCAATTCATACCTTTCATCTTCAATTTCTTGTAATAAGTATGAATTTGATGTTGATGTAATACCAATAATGTTTTCAATTTGTTGATATATAACGGATGAGGTCGATGATGAAGATGGTTTAACTTTAACTTTGATTGTTGATGTGTCAATAAATGAATTATCAAGTATATACTTTTGATTGAACAGAGATGTATCAGTTGTAAAGGTTTGTGTAACGTATGTGCCTTCAAATACCTCAATATTACTAAATTCAGCAACTCCGTTAGTGGCAGGGACTGTAATATCCTCTGGAATTGAAAATATGTAATTAGTATTGTCACCAGAACCATTACAAACAATACCAGAGTTCAATGTAAGTGTTGAAGTCTCTGAAAGACCACTTACAATAAAAGATATTCTTGCTCTTGCGGATCTTCTTGATCGTGGGACGTATCCGATGTTCCTTGCCAATGCAACAACGTTTTCTCGAAGTGTAGCGGAATCAAGAAAACACTCGTTTGCTGCCATGTTCGTATTATAGGCAGTCGTGTATGTATTATATGCTAATGCATCGATAATGATCGAAAGGTTCGACCCTTCAAAATCATAATCAGTAAAATTAGTGTTTGCCCTCAGATAATCTCTGATAGACGTTTTAATTTCATCAAAATCTAAATTAACGTATTGACCGAAAGCCATTATAGTCTAGCTGGGAAAAGAATAACATCCACTTCTTGTGTTGGTGCTGTGAGACCAATGATATCGTATTGAATTGTACAGTTCATCTCATTTGAATCAGGTGCGACTGTAACAGTTACTTCAATATTACTAATTCTTGGTTCATAATTCAGTAAAGATGAATTAATTTCATCCTTAATTTGAATTTCTTGTAACGAAGTATTCAAATCAAACAAAGATTCATTAATAACTGAACCAAAATTCGGTATAAATGGTTTTTCACCAAGAATTGTAAAAATTATGTTCCTAACAGACCTCTTGATTGCATCCTCATCACGAATTGTCATCACATCATTCGTCACAGGATGACGTTTGAAGGATAAATTTATATCTTTGAATGCCCTAGAAGCCACACTATTTACACAAAAAGTTTCCTGTTTTTATTTATACCTATTTTTTACCGTTTTGCTAACCGAATTCGATATTTTTCTGAATTCAAAGCGTCAATAACATATTTAGCGCTAATTCTGGGGTCATTTTCACCGCAAGTGAAGAAATCTGCGGTCATACAACCCAATTCTGGCCATGTATGACAAGAAACATGACTTTCAGCGAGTGCAAAAAGACATGTAACACCACATGGATTAAATTTATGAGTATATTCATTTAATATTACCATCTCCGACCTTAAAATCGCACGAGTAAAGACATCTCGAAGAAAACTGGGACTATTTAAGTCCTCAAAATGACCATCGTAGATGTCTAAGAGTAAATGTTCGCCTAATTCAATGTCAGTCATCCGAATGTGTGTATATTATAATGTTTCCGAACAGGTTTGTCTTTTAATTTGGTTGTTTTCTTTCTTACAGCGATGTAAATGCGTAATAATGTGTCAGTTTTCATTCTAATTCTGGTTCAATGTAAATTTCAACAGTTTTATAGTCATCCTCTAAGACCTCTCTAAGGTAATATTTATCCCAGTAAGAATAATAGTCTGTTTTTGCAAGTTTTTTTCTCGCTTCAGTCAATTCTTCTCGTGGTTGGCACAAAACAAGGTTGTATTTTCCGTTACTTGTTGGCACACCATTGATTTTTGTGTTTGATTTTCGATGATCAGCTATAAACTTGTACTTTGAGTAGGTTCGATTGTAGTCATCGACCATGGCATAGAGAAAATCTTCGTCATGGTCGTCCTCAACAACGTAAATTACCACATCCCAACTCGCTCGAGGTGTTACATTTTGTAATTTTTCATCTAAAATGACAAAATTAGCAGTTGATGCATAAGGACACACCGCAAAATTACCGAGTTCGGGTCGAATTTTAGATAATTCTTGTATCCAATTCAAAATATGCTTATTTTTCTTCTCGTTCATCGGGTGTTGTCCAGAAATAATCATCACAATCTCCTAATCGACCCCACTTGACATCATTTTCAACTTCAAATATGCGTGTTGATACCTTAAAGTCAGGTATTTTTACATTTTCGGGTGTCATTGACGTATCATAAATGCGGCAACGGTTGTTTGGATACAATGCAAACTGACCATTTCTTAATGCAACCAAATTAAATGACTTATGTTCATCTGGCATCTCACTTGTCGAT